TTATTACTCCTTAAATTTGTTTTGCGATTTATAAGTTGATTATACAACTTGCACAATAAATAATCAACTTTAAAGTTTGATATTTGGCAATTATTTTTAAATAAATAAGTTGATTAATAAACCTAAAGGTTGTATAATATGAAATATAAGGAAACAAACACAAACAAAGGAAAGGAGGGCTAACACAATATGGAGATTAAAAGAGGCGAAATATATTATGCTGATGTAACTAAATATGATTCTAAAGGTTCTGAACAGAGTGGTAAAAGACCAGTCTTAATACTACAGAATAATATTGGTAATAAGTTCAGCCCTACCACTATTGTTGCTATCATCACAACAAAATCAAAAAGAGAGCTTCCGACTCATGTAGAAATACATAAGGACGAGCTTAATGGGTTAAAATATGATTCTGTTGTGTCATTAGAGCAGATAACTACCATTGATAAAGATAGAATTCAGTTTAAGATTGGTGAACTATCGAATGAAGATAATTTAAAGGTTATGGAAGCAATGAAAATTAGCTTGGCTATGATATAAGAAAGAGGAGAGAATATCATGAAGACGGAAACCTACGATTATACAAGTATAGATGAGGCTATCGAAAGATTACAGAAATTAAAAGCGGAAGGTAAGAATCCTAAAAATGTTGTTATATTAACGATGGATTTTGATAACAATATTTCTTCAAAAAAACTTGCCACACCTGATGATGGGTGTTTACTTGTAAGAAAATCAAAAACAATTATTTTGAATGAAGATACTTATCTTCCACATATGCAATTATTTAATACCGAGCAGGATATAGAGAATATAATTAAAAGAGGTATTATGCATGATATTTTATTGAGATAATTCATTGAGATAATTCATCGAATATTTGTTCGGATTCATATTGACACAAACGTATGTTCAGAATATAATTAAAACATAAAAACAGTCAAGCGATTCAAACGTGGCGGCAACCACTTTCTACTTGACTGTTACTACATACACGGCAGAAAGCCGCTTAATAAATATTGTTACATATAATTAAAATCTTGTCAATATCTACTAATTAAAGCGATTCTGCTAATTTCCCTAAAAAAATAAAACTAAATAAAAGGAGTGATGAAATGGCACAGTATGTTATTACTGATGGCACTCGATGGATTATGCGAGAAAAGGTAAGTACGTTCCTACATCTTGTGAGGCACTTGCTGATGTTTATAGCAATAAACAAGCAAATTCTATCTTTCAAAATCAATTATCGAAGGCTTTGAAATCGTGTTTTCATGTGGAGAAGATTGATAAGCCACCAGAGTTGATAAAACAAATTACACAAGAAAAGGTCAATGAAAATACTGAAACTCCATCAAATTCAGAAAATATTCAATATTGGATTGATAAAGTATCTGACTTAAATGGATTAGCGTCTGAAGCATTACATAGGAAGGATAATTTGTTAAGTCAGCTCAGTAAGATTGATCAGGAATTATCAGACATAGATCATTACATAGAATTCGTTAATTTGAATGCTGCACAAGGTTATAAGGCGTACAGGATGATTAAAGATCGGAGAATAATAAGGAGAAGTATTAAAAATGAGTTGGATGTCCTTAATATTATTCTTGGTAAAAAGATATCTGAAACTGCAACAGATGAGATTCAAAAAGCAATATCTGGAATGGATAAGCGTACATATGAACCACGAGTTTTAAACGAACTATTTGATTTCTAAGGGGGTTAAAATATGCAATATTGTGTGAATTGTGGAAATATTATGATGGGAGTTATGTCGTTTTCAAAGGACAAGCATGAGAAATTCTGTCGTTGTCCGAAGTGCAATTCAGAGACATGGCATATAAAAATCAATGATAACGAGTTGAGTTTTGGAGAGATATTACATAGAGAAATCAAGAAGGGAGAGTAATTACATAATGGAAATACAACAAATATTTGAATGGTACTGCGATAATGAAATGTATCGGCTCAAAAAGATATGCTACCCAATGTTGATAAAGATTGGAGGTATATCTGACAAAGATTATGACGACTTTTACAGCATCGCTTTAAGTGTGTTATCAGACACCGCATTAAGATTTGATTCAGAAAAAGAAATAGATTTTGATTCATTCTTAGCCAGTAACATTAAGCGAAAGTTTAAAACCGAGATTCGTGATCGTAATCGTGAAAAACGTATTCCTGCTAAGAAACTTGAGAGTACAAGTAATCTTGTTACAGAAGATGGGTTGGAGCTTGAAGAAACCATTCCATCAAAGTTTGATACATATGAAACTGCTTGTGAATATTTGTTTGAAGGTACTAAGATCCAAAGATATTTGGATAAGCTATCATATACACAACGCAAAATCGTTTCGCTATTATCTAATGGATATAAAGCAAAAGAAATTAGAGAATTATTACATATGAGTGAAAAAGAATATTCACAAAATTTGGCTGCAATTCAAGCATATGAAAATGTAAGAGAATTAATGTAAAGAAGAGGATTAATTTCACACTTATAGGGCTATCGCCAAGTGGTAAGGCACAGCACTTTGACTGCTGCATTCGCTGGTTCAAATCCAGCTAGCTCTGTTATGGATCATTGGCACAATGGTTAGCGCATCCGGCTCATAACCGGACGGTTCAGAGTTCGAGTCTCTGATGATTCATCTAATAATTAAAAGCAAAATAATATTTAGGAGGAATTTATTATGGCAAAGAAAGTAAGAGAACAAGCAGTATCATTATCTTCATATTTGGCAAGTGTAAATAGCGAGGATATTTCAGAAAATCAGGATGTACAGAGAATGTTTTGTTGGGACAATCCTGCAATGAATGAACTTATTGTTACCGTACTTACAGAAGATTACATTCCCCCTATTATTCTTGGAGAGGAGGAATTAGGTGGAGATTTAACACAACAGTATATTGTTGATGGAATTCAAAGAACTACCGCTTTAAATAAGTTCCGTCATATGAACTGGAAAACAACAAAATCATTTGAAAATAGTGTTATTCAGTATCAAGCGAAAATGAGAGACGAGGAAGGACATCTTATCAAGGATGAAGATGGTAGTATTCTTTGGGAAAACCGTGAGTTTGATATTAAGAATAAAACATTTGAACAGTTACCAGATGAATTAAAGAAGAAATTTGATGATTATCAGATTCGAATTGTAATTCATCAGAATTGTACTATGCAGGAAATAAGTAAACTTGTGAGGCGTTATAACCGCAATAAGAGCATGGGTTCTAACCAAAAAGCTCTTACATGGATTCCTACATATGCAAGAAAAATTAAAAATATCGCAAATAATGAGTTTTATAAAAATTGTGTTGCTTATTCAAAGTCAATGCGTAAAAACGGAACATATGAACAAACTGTTGCAAATTCTGTAATGGCTACATTCCATCTTAATGATTGGAAAAAGACACCGAATGATAGGAATGAATATCTTGAAGAGAATTCTTCATTTGATGAATTTGAAAAGGTAAATGAATATGGAAATCGTATTGCAAAAGTTTGTGGAAACAAATTTCAGAATGTATTCGTATTCAAAGATATCCTTTGTTGGATTGCTACATTCCACAATTTTACAAAACTTAGCGTTGAAGATAACAAATTCGCAGAGTTCGTAAACGCTCTTGTAAATGAATTGCATGGAAAAGTAGTTGGTGAATGGAGCTACGATATGCTTGACAAAGAACCTGGCACATCTGATAAAAAGATTATTCAAGCTAAAATTGATACATATACTGCTTTGATGATGGATTATTTACATATTGATACAGAAACATTAACAGTAAATCCAGAAGAAACAACTCTTTCTTTTGTTCAGGAAAATGCAAATCCTGACGCTACAGAAGAGGATATTGAGTTGTACAGAGATATGGTTGAAGATTGTGTTAAGGTGGACGAGCCTATATATCAGCAGTGCGAAAGAGCTGTAATTGCAATCATGGCTTATGCTTGTACGAAAGAGCAGGACGAAGAATTTGAAAAGTGGATTCAGAAATATAAGAATCAGACAAATTTTAGTTATTCGCAGAAAATAAACTTTACATATATGAAAAACAGTTTTGATAAATTCGTACAGAAAGCTGTATAAAAACTTGTTAGCAACAGAAATCAGAAAACGTCCGATTATTCAATCAAATACATAGCCGAGTCTGGCAATTCTTATATTCTTTGTGAGTATGGTTTTTGTTCTATATAAAAAAAGAATGTTCGTTTCTTTGGAAGAGAGGTGAAAGAATGAAGGTTACATTTTTAGATGTAGATGGTGTACTTAATTCTGAGGATGACCTACTGATTTATAGATCAAAGAATAATATTACGGGATGTATATTATATGCGGAAGTGGAGGATAGACCTCTAAAATTATTAAAAGAAATAATTGACAAAACAAACGCAAAAATTGTTGTGTCATCCTCTTGGCGAATTGGTTGTGATAGAAGTGGTAAAGAAAGTATTTTTGGAAATAAATTGTACACAAAACTAATTAATAGATTATCTGATTATGATATAGAGGTGTATGATATTACTCCATCTTTGAGTGGTGATACTCAACGTGGTGATGAAATTAAAGAATGGTTGTCAAAGAATCCAGTTGATAATTTTATTATATTAGATGATGATTCAGATATGCGTGAGTTTTTAAATACTGATCACTTTATTAAAGCAACATATAAGCATGGGTTGACAGAAGAAGTAAAAGAGTTGGCTATAAAAATTTTAAATAAAAAATCGAAATAAAACTTCGTTTCATTGTAAAAAATTTCTGAGCGATTCAGCTCAATAAAATTCCCAAATTAAAAAGAGAATATAGATATGTAGCCAATTAACATTCATATATAAAAATTATAAAAAAGGAGAGTAAAACAGATGAATGGATTGAGTAGTAAAGAAGTTCTCAAAAGTAGAGAGCTTCATGGAAGTAATAAGCTTCCTGAACCAAAGTTGGACAAGTGGTATGACTTCGCAAAGGAGGCATTAAGTGAGAAAATCACAATGATTCTTATTGCAATTGCAGTATTGCAGTTATTCCTTGGAGTCATGGGAGTAATGGATTTATCAGATCCAATTATGATTCTTGTTGTATTAGCAATTGTAACATGTATTGCTGTTAAGACTGGACTTGGTGTTCAAAAATCAGCAGCAGAGTTGAGAGCCAAAACATCAGTCAGGTATTGTGACGTAATTCGTGATGGAAAAGTTCAAACAATTAACA